AGATGAATTTCATCAAAAAATTAAAGAAATGTATGAAAAATTTAATAAAGAAAATAACCTTGGTTAACATAATCAACATTATAGGACTAAAATTATGGGTGATTTCAATTTAATTCAAGGTGATTGTTTAGAGGAAATGAATAAAATTGAAAATAATTGTATTGATATGATTATTTGTGATTTACCCTATGGGGTTACACGTAATAAATGGGACAGTTTAATACCTTTAGATAAATTATGGATTCATTATAAACGAATAATTAAACAAAATGGTATTATTATTTTATTTGGGCAAGATAAATTTTCAGCCAGGTTAATGTTATCTAATGAGAAAATGCACCGTTATAATTTAATTTGGGAAAAGACTACTGTTACCGGGTTTTTAAATGCAAAAAAAATGCCTTTAAGATGCCATGAAGATATTTTGATTTTTTATAAGAATTTACCAACATACAACCCTCAAAAAACATTTGGCCATGAACGTAAAGTATCAACGGTACAACATAAACGAAACAGTATTAAAACATCAAATTATGGTGATTATGGTTTGTTCAATTATGATAGCACTGAACGTTTTCCGCGAAGCATTTTAAAATTTGGCATTGATAAACAATCTGAACCATTGCACCCTACTCAAAAACCGGTAAAACTGCTTGAATATCTAATATACACTTATTCAAATGAGAATGATTTAATATTAGATAATTGTATGGGGTCTGGTTCAAGTGGAATTGCTTGTAAAAATCTCAATCGAAATTTTATAGGTATTGAAAAAGATGAAAAATATTTTTATATAGCAAAAAATAGAATTGAAAATCATATCGTTCAATTATCAGTAAAAATGAAATAAAACTTTTTTTCATGACCAAAGACGAACTAAAAGAAATTGTACAGGTTTGTATTGAAAATACGTGGTACAAAAGACAATCGTTTGACCCTATAGGCGAGCAAACAGAATTTTTGACCGATGCACTTTGGAGCCGGTTAACCCCTTTTGTTTACCAAGAGCAAATCATACCATACATCAAAATTGAAAAAGATTTACAAATTGAAAAAATGAAACAACTTGGAATCAATACCAATGGTCAAATATTTGAACAGATGGTAAATACTGTTATTTATATGCTCGAAGAACAACAAAAAAAATAACATTATGGATGATGTTGCCCTACCTAGTTTTAGAGAATTAAACATGTTTGCTTTTAAACTACCAGTGATAGCCATTTATTTTAACACCTCAGATTATCCAAATAAGTACATTGCACGGGTTTTTGAAAGCTTACCAACCCCAATCCCCAAAAGGTATATTTTAATCAAAGATACCCTATCAGAAATCGAAACCGATATAATCGAAAACTTAAACATGATATTAATTAACCGGGATTCTACGGATGATCCCCATATAATAGAATGTTTTATTTAATAATTATACATTATGAGAGGTTACCGTAAACGTAAGTATGTGCCCGCCGATGGGGTAAAGTACACAACAAAAAAATGGGAATATTCAGCAAAAAACGATGAAATTAGGGCAAGTTTTATTGTTAATGAGATTTTGCTTGAAAAAATTAAGACTATTGCAGCAAATGAAAACTTATTTATTAAAGAATTGATAAATGGCGCGTTACAGGATATCGTTACCAAGTACGAAGCCGAACATGGAATCATTGAACTGCATCTGAATAAAACAGTTAATTATATAGTCATTAATGATTTAAAATATTATTCAATACATGAAACGGCCAAAATTTTAAGTATGGCAGATCAAACGGTAAGAAATTGGGTCAAAGATAAAAAGCTGAAAAAGAGTAAATTTGGTAACCACGTGTTAATTTGTGAAACTGAGATTGAAAAATATACAGATCGGTTATTGAATGGAACGGATAAAATTTAATATTTCAATCATAGTTTTTTCAAGTTGTATTGATTCGTCTTCTGTTAAATTGGCATGATTGACACCTAAATAAGCAATATCTTTTATTTCTTCTATATATTTAGGGTCAAATATATCTTCGGCCATTGCCCAAAATTCAACTTGGGCACTAATTAAAGCACATATTCGAATTTGTTTTTCGGTTGGTTTCATTTTATAAATTTTAGGATTATATAGGTAAACAGACCAAAAGCCATAAAAATTGAAGTAACCAACCAAATGATAATGGTAGTTTGAATTTTTGATATATCTTCTTTTGTTGATAGGATTTTTTTATTGTAGATTGGTGTACTATTCATATTTACTTTTTTGGTAATACAAATATATAAAAATTATCTAATCTATGAAACGAATACAGCGCAAGCGTACCAAAGGCTGGAAGATGCCTGAAAACTGTATTTATGTGGGTCGGCCAACGAAATGGGGCAACCCTGTAAAGCTGGTGGGCGATATTATTTATATCCATGCCGGATATAGGCGAAAGGGTTTAGACCCTTGGGTTTTTTATAATGTTGGTGACAAGTTTGACATTATACATCTTTATTCGCTCATTTTATTAGGCTTGCCATTTGTAGACAAAGATTTACAGTATTGGAGCGATAAATTTAAAGAAAACGACCTAAATGAATTAAAAAATAAAAATTTAGCGTGTTTTTGCCCTATTGGCGAGCCGTGCCACGCAGATATTTTAATCCACGCTTTGAACGAAACTTTTGATGTTCAATGTTGATTTATGTAACCTTTTATTAAATTCGTCAAAGGTTATTAACTCTTCATAAAAACTAAAGTGAAAATTCATCCTGTCCCAACCATCATAATCTAATATTTCAATATACTTATACTTAGTAGCTAACCACAGATTTGAAGTATTCACAATTGTTTCCATTGTTTTCTCTTGTTTTTACTTTGTTTTACCTTCTCCAATTCTCTATATACAAAAATAATAATTAAAAATCAATATTGTTTATTTAAAAAGTTCACTTGATCTTTGAGAGGCATTTCCCTTATAATTTAGATTAAAAACCTAAAAATTTACAACAATGGCGTACCGTTATACTAACACAGGTAAGTGGGACGATGCCTGGTTCAGCGATTTAAAAACCCTTGAAAAATTATTGTTTGTTTACCTATGTGACAATTGCGATTGTGCCGGGTTTATTGAAGTTATACCCAGACATTGGGCGAATGACATTGGCGAAGGCCTGGAAAATGTCAAACAGGCATTAGTTGGCATTGAAAAGGCTGTAATATATTCAGAGTCACGAGATTGTATATTTTTAAAGACATTTTTGAAACATCAAAAAAACCTGCCCTTAAATATCTCTAATAAATCACACCAAGGAATAATTTACCGATATAACCTTTATAAACATAAATTTAAAAATCAATATATTATTGACATTTTTGAAGGGGCTTCAAAGGGGCTTTTTAGCCCCACTGGTAAAGGTAATAGTAAAGGTAATGGTAATTGTAATTTGGAAAGGGGTCAGGGGGAAACCAAAACATGGCGCACCGATTTTCAGGTTTATCAAAATGATCTGCGCAGCGCATGGAAAGACATTGTAACACCTGAATACATTGCAGAACGACAAAAATTCCACCCTAACCTGGAGATAAAATTAACCTTACAAAAAGCCTGCAAAGACTATTGGCTACTTGAAAAAGGATGGAACAACAAAAGAAGCAAACCTGAAGAAATTGATTGGAAATATACTTTTAACATCTCTCTTTTAGATAAGCTTAACCAAGTTTATAAAAATAAATTTAACGGTGAAAACCAAGCAGGTTATAAATATCCTTCTATACGGCCAAAACAAAAAGTTTTTGAGATAAATTAATAATTACAATATGTTTAAAGTACCTGAACAATTTCGGATGAAATATGGCAATATGGGCACCGATAAATCATACGGCAACAATGGTGTTTTTCTGGTGCCAATCAATAAGGGCGATATAGCACAATGTATTGCATCAGATGGCGAAGGCTGGGAACATGTATCAATTACCCTTTACCAGGGTAAAAATATGAGGCAATTGGTACGTTGCGCGTATTGGAATGAAATGAGCTTTATAAAAAATAAGTTTTGGGATGAAAATGATTGCGTTGTTCAGTTTCACCCGCCAAAATCTGACTATGTGAACAATCATCCATATTGTTTGCACCTATGGCGTCCTACGACTTTTGAAATACCACGGCCTGACCCAATTTTAGTTGGTATAAAATCAAAATAACCATGCCAAAAAACCGAAATCGAATTAACATTACAATTTGTATTGATCCGTCTGTAGGGTTAATTTTAAGCGGTTTTCTATTTGCGAACGAAAAAACGATACTTGATTGTATTAAAGAAAACGATCGTTTAACAAAACGAGATATAACAGAGCTTAAACATATTATACAAGAAATAAACCAAAGGTTCCGTGAAAACTATTTTGAAAGCTAACTATGAATAAAGAAGAATGTTTGCAATTTGCTATTTGCAATTACATCAAAAAACAATATCCCGGTGTAATTTTTAACTCTGATTTGTCAGGCCTTAGATTAAACAAGGTACAGGCGATAAAAGTTAAAAAAATACGGTCTTCAAACGCCTGGCCAGACATGTTTTTTCCTGAACCACGGGACAAATACCACGGGCTTTATATCGAACTGAAGGTTGATCATACGACCATTGTTAAAAAAAATGGTGAGATGACTGCAAACAAACATATTAACGAACAATTAGAAATGTTAAAAGAATTAAACAGGCGTGGCTATATGGCAAAATTCGCAGTTGGTTATATCATGGCAAAAGAAATAATTGATAATTATTTAAACTTATGAACGTATAGGATTTAAATAAATCGGCCACCAGGTAATTAATATCTTTTATGTTTATTTCAAATGAAATCGAATAAAAATCAATGGGGTGTTCTTCAATTTTACATATTTCAATGAGCATTTCGAAGGATATATCAAACTCATTAGTAAGGTAATTGAAATAACTACGGGGTTTCATGATTTTCGTTTTTTTATATCTTTTGTAAATTTAATATTTAATTTGCGAAATCTTAATTTATGCTATATTTGTATTAAATAATAATTGTATGACTTTAGACGAATTTGAAAAATTAAAGCCCTCATTATTAGAACAAAATAAAGAAATTTATTTGCCAATCACAAAAGAGAACCTTCTTTTGATATTAAAAGGCGAAAAAACAAAAGATTATAGAGAAAATTCTCTTTATAATGCTGAGAAACTTTGTTATTCTGTGCTTTATGCCGACGGTATAAAATACGGGGTTGGCAAACCTGAAATCAAAACGGTTTTATTTTTAGCTGGCCGCAACAAAGAAGCATTGAGGGCACGCATTGAGGTTCAAATGATACGAACAGAAAAATTTATTCAAAATGTGCCTGAAAATTTCAAACAGGGCGATACCGCGATAACTATTTATTTAGGCCAAATACTTGAAACTAATTATAAAAAGCCTTAATTTTGTGTATTAAAATAATCTAAATTTCATAGCTATGGTACGCAAAGAACTTGTTAAAGCTGAGGGTGGTGGTGCTGGCGATGAATCTACCAACGCAGGGTTTTCGGTTTAAGTATTAGGGTTTTATAAATGAAAGGGGGGCGTTATGCCCCTTTTTTGCCTATGACAAATATTAATGACATATTTCAAAGGGTCAGAGAAAAGACCGATAGCATTATTTTATTTCATAGTGCAACGGGTGACAGTATCTTACTAACTGATTTCTGTTTTAAATGGTTTAAAACTGTACAGCTCGTGTACATGTATTTTGTGCCTTGTTTACAACATGTTAATAACTATATACAACATACTGAAAACAAATATAATACAAAATTTATTCAAGTGCCCCATTACGCCCTTGGCTCGTATATAAAAAGGGGCTTTATGGGTATGAAGAAAGACGAAAACCAAAGATTGTTTACCCTTTCTGACATTGTGGAAATGACAAAAACCCAAGTAAATATTCAATGGGCCATGATGGGGTTTAAGCAAGCCGACGGCCTTAACCGGCGGTTAATGTTAAGGGGTTATGATTTAAACGCTATCAATTGGAACAACCAAAAGGTTTATCCCCTTTCAGAATGGAAAAATAGCCAGGTATTACAATACATTGATAACTTAAATTTAATTAAGCCCCTTTCAATTGATAACAATAGGAGCCAAGGCCAAAATATTTCTGATATAAATTATCTTCTTTGGCTTAAAAATAATTACCCTGAAGATTTAGAACTTACAATAAAATATTTTCCTTTTTGCAGACATAAACTTTTTGATTATGAGTGCCAAAAAAATAGAGAAAATTCTTTACAATCAATCTGAAACGGTTGAAATAGAACGCAGCCAAATAAATTTTGCACCTTATAACCCGCGTAAAGAAAATAAACGCGTAATCGATGAGCTAAAAAAGAATTTCAAAAAGGTGGGGTTTCTGGGCGGTGTCGTTTGGAACAAACAAACCGGCAACCTTGTAGGGGGCCATAAACGAATCATGGCACTTGATTTGATTCACGGTTACCCCGAAAATGATTATATGGTTAAGGTTGAAATGATTGACCTTGATTTGAAAACCGAAAAAGAACAGAATATATTTTTAAACAATAAAAAAGTACAGGGCGAAACCGATTACACCCTTTTGGCTGTTCTGGTTAACGAAGGAATAGAAATACATAACTGTGGGCTTGACGAATCAGATCTACAAATGTTGACCGCCCTGGTGCCCAATTTTGAGATAAAACCACCTGAAAACATTCAGGATAATATCAAAGAACTTGAAAAACCCTACGAAGAAAGAAAGAAACAAATCCAGGATTTAAAGAAAGAGATCAAAAACGATATTTTCAAAGATCAACGGGCGGCTTATGTCACCATAACGTTTGATGATTGGGGCGCAAAATGTGAATTTATGGAACGGTTCGGATATAACTCTGATGACCTGTATATTAAAGGTGAATTATTCGAGCAAATTATCGAGCGGGTTTAGTTATAACTTTACAAACTTTACACTATAAAAAAGGTCTCTTTAAAAACGTTTCAGGCGGTATGTGAGGCCAAAGCGGGCAATATTACCGAAATCGCCAAAAGTTTTGGCGTGTCCAGGGTTACTGTATACAACTGGTTTAAGGATAAGCCACAATTTAAACAAGCTTATGATGACATAGAAGAAAGTATCATTGATTTAACAGAAAGCCAATTATTAAACCTAATCAAAGGCATACCCAAATTTGAAACCGACGAATGGGGGGCTAAAAAATTTGTTGGTTGGGTTGAGCGCCCGTCCGAGGCGGCGATATTTTTTAAGTTAAAAACCAAGGCCAAAAATAGGGGTTATGTTGAACGTAGTGAAGTAACGGGAAATAACGGTAGGCCTATTTATCTTTTTTCAGAAATAGAAAGACAAGATGATCCTGGAGAAGAAACAAATAACGGGGTTTAACGTACTTTCATGTGGTAAGTACAAAGATGTTTGTTTATATGGTTCTGGGCGAAGCGGTAAAACATTTTTAGTATGTTATTTTATCATTCGCCGGGCGATGCAATACCCTGGCAGTTATCATTTGTTTATTCGTTCAACATATACAAGTTTATTGGCCGGGGTCTTTTCCCAAACCATACCGGCGGTTTTAAAAGCACTTAAAAAAAGCCCTGGTGTTGATTTAATCGGTAATGGTGAGATAAGGCTACGGCACAATCCAGCGGAAATTGTTTTTTATAACGGTTCATCAATTCGTTTTTTAGGTCTTGATACCCAAATATCAAATGCAGCGGCAACAGATAAAATTTTAAGCCAGGAATATTTGACCGCTTGTTTTGAAGAGGCGAGTGAGATTGATTACAAGGTAGTTGAAAAAGTTAAAACACGTTTGGCGCAAAAGATTGAAGGCGTAAGGCCAATGAGCATTTACACTCTTAACCCAACAACATTTGATTCATGGGATTATATTTATTTTTCCGATCACATCAACCCAATTTCAAAAGAACCGGTATCTAACCCCAACGAATTGTATTTGATGCACTTTTCTGTTTACGATAATCTGAAAAACATATCAAAGGATTTTGTTGAAAACCTTAAAAATTTAAGCCCCATACAACGCAGACGGTTTTTAGACGGTATCTACGGCGATAATTTCGACGGCGAGATATTCCAGGTCATCTATTGGGAAGAACTGCCAAATATAGGCGAATTTGACCGAATTATTGTATATAATGACCCCTCGTATAAATCTGGCCCAAAGAACGACTATAAAGCAACTGGCGCGATAGGGGTTAGAAACGGGGCTTTTTGGCTTATTTGGTGCGAAGCTATGCAATGTACAACGTCCCAAATGATTATCAACAATTATTTGATTGCGCAAAGGCTTTATAATTTAGGTTGGCAGCAAACAGTTGAACATTGGTTTGAAAATGCAGGTATGCCCGACGATTTCATAGACGCTGTTCAAAAACATGCTGACGTAACAGGCTGGGTTTGTCCGTACCGGTTGGACGGGCGGCAAAAGGGCGACAAGTTCGCGCGTATTGAATCAGCCCTGGTGCCGCTGAACGAACAAGGAAAACTATTTTTTAACAAAGCAATGAAAGGTGAGCGTATTGGTTCGCTCATAGCACAGCAATTTGGCAATTTTAAGGCTAAGTTGTTGCCCACTGAACATGATGACATCCCGGACATGGTACATGGGGGTGTGACCCTTTTAAACCAGCCCACTTTTGAGCCTGGTCAAACACGTATTTTAATGCGTAAACCTAAGTTTACATTGTAATAGTTGTAATATTATACTGTAATTGAATATGAATGTTGAAATAGTATACTTATTTTAAAAAAGATTATGAATGAATTAACAGTAAATGAATTAATTGGCAAAAGACCACAAATTGATAATAAATATAATCAAGAATTGTGGGAAAAAATATGCCTAGAATGTGACCTTTATCAAGACAAAGAAGAACCTTTTTCTTATATGATAGAGGATTGTTTGAAATTACAATTAATCATATTTTTAGAATGGGGTATTTTTTCAACTTCAAAACAAGTTTATGAAATTTGGTGCAGGTATAGTGGATGGATGAGTGCAAATTGGTTAATTATTGATTATAAGTATGCAATCGAAATATTTAAGAATTTTATGGATAACTCCACAAATACTGATTTTTTAAACTAATGATTGAAACTATAAAAGCTTTTAAAAAAAATGAAACAATATTAAAATCTGTACCTTATCAAAAATGTCCAATTTGTCAAGGTATGGGACAATTTTTTGTTAATCAACTCGACCCATATAATACAGGTGATACAATTGGTTATAAACAATGTCATGTTTGTAAAGGTAATGGCATAATTCCAATATATGTTTTACCTACTTCCGATTTATAAACGGAATAAAACGGAAGTTACTTTAACATTTAAAACCCTACATTATGAAACTATCAAAACAGCTAATTGATTATATTGAAGGCAGCGACGTTTATTACATTATCGCCATAAAAGGGGATGAGCATGTAACCTCTATTCAAAGCAGGTATAAAGAGCCAAAAACAACATCTTATCATATTGTTACCGGTATGTTAGGTTCAATACAAAAAGGGTTGACAAAAGGCCAATTAAAAAACGCTGTGCCATTGATTCATTTAGTTCATGAGGCCACAAAACAGTTCCCTGAACTGTTTAAAAAGTCCAAACAATCAATCTTTGAACCGATTGACGATATAGATGACATATAAATTATAAAGGTTCTAAATATCCCCAATTTTCATTTCTTTTTATTCGTGAAATTTGCATCTGACTTATACAGAATAATTTAGAAAGTTTAGTTTGGTTGACGTTTTTTTTTAATAATGATTTTAAGAATTTTACATCACTTTCGCTTAATTTGCTGTGGCTCCTTCTATGAATATTTTTAGTTTTTATAATCTCCCTTTGGCGTTCAAGCATTTCTATTTTACTCATCCAGATAAGGTTAGACGAACGGTTATTTTTATTGTTACCATCCAAGTGAATTACAAAAATCTGACCGTCTAAAGGTTTCGAAAGCCAAACTTTAGCAACTAAATGATGGACGTAATATGTTTTTCGGTTATTTTCGAGCCACAAACTGACTGTTTTAAAACCGCCTTTAAGGTTACCAGGGTTTAATATCCTGCCATTTTTTTTATCATATGCAAATGATTTCACCCTACCGTAATTGCTTATAAAATATTGGCCACCGGACAGAGGTATTTCTTTCCAAGCTTCATCTGTTAGTTTTACTAAGGTCTGTGGTTTTATTATCATTGGGTTAAGCTATTTTTCTATAATATTATAAAAAAATAATGTAAAACGGAAAATCAATGGATGTTTATTATAAAAATGAATTTTTGATTTACTTTTGTATGGTATTATTATATTATAATATTAGCATATAATAATTAAATCCTATGGTTACCGACCGCAGCGTTATCGAAGCCTTGAACTTTGGGTATTTGACAGGTTACGACCTTTTACAATATTGTCCCGACCAGCTCCTTATCAAAGAGTATAACCTTGACCCTACAAAACTACAGCGGGGCTGTGATCAAGCCTACGCATATGTAAAAGCGAAGCTTTGCAACCGTTACGACCTTGAAAGTACGCTATCAAACGCAAACCAATTGTTTTTGAAGCAAACCGGTTCTTTGGCCGTCGCGCTGGCAGCAAATACGCATGTGTCTCGGATCAATTTCACCAGTTTTGCACCTCAGTTTGACAGCGCACCGTTAACGGGCTTTCCAAACGGTATATTTCCCATAGCAGATGTTTATACCAATGTTCAAATAGGTAGCGCGCCAGGTTTGGCTGACATTATGCCCCTTACCAATATAGGCAATGGCCTTTTGTGGTATGCCAATAAATTCTATACCCTTGCAACAACCCTATATTTTACAATCACAGGTCCGGTGACCAATATCAATATTTCGGCAAATGTAACAGGGCCAAACTCGTTTCATGATGACCTGTTAACAGAGATTATTGCTATCCGTGCCCTTAAAAGTATACTTGGGGCAAACGCTGGGACAAATAAACAAATCGATGCCCTTATAAGTGAAAATGAAAATATTATAACCCAATTACAAACTGAAATGATGGGTTTGTCACTACCCTCTCCAGGGGCAACAATCAATGCCATACCTTATAGTTCCAATAGTTCGTTTAAAACCATAGGATAATGTCAAAGGGTACACGTTTAGCACGCACTGAAAGACGCGCAGCCGCTCGCGCAGCCGCTTTAAATAATAGTACAGGGGTTACCTTTGCCACCGGCGGGGGTTATGGTGATGGCAACCGTGTTTCACGCCCTGCAACGGGCAATGTGCCAGGTGTTAACCCGTTCATGATCCCAAAGCGTTCGGGGTTGAACCTTATAACGCAGATGTTCCCGGATAATTACTGGGTTGAATGGGATTTGAGTACTTGGCGTATGGCTTGCGACCAGGCGCAAAAAATGGGTTATCCCATTTCATACGCCGCCCTTGTGGCGTGGGCGTTTGAGGCAAGCCCTTTTATACAATCGCTGTTTCAGGAAATTGGGGACGGGATTATTAAAATACCCTGTTACCTGGTCGATGACAAAGGCAACAAAAACGATGTTTGGACAAAGGAAATTTGCGATAAAAAATGGTTTAAAGACCTCAGAAAAGAAATTTGTTGGTCTGACATGTGGGGGTTTAGTGGGTTAAACATCGACCCGTTGAACAATAAGATTTACAAATACCCTCAGCAACAAATTGACCCAATCAACCGGATGTTGCGCCAATCAACCTATAATTTTTCTGACGGCCTTGAATTTGCCAAAACGGTAAACCTTTTATTTGTCCAGCCCTCAACGTCGTATGAAAAGTTTTTGGGCAAGATGCAACCAATTACACGTTCGTTTATTCAAATGAACATGAATAGTATAAACTGGGTACAGGCTGGGCGGCGGCTCGCGTTCCCACTGCTTACAATTGGTTACCCGGCGGCTAATAACAGCGTTACCGAAGATAGCAAAATTGAAAATAAATTCAGGGACGAAGCAGAAAACTACATTACCACCCTTGACCCTTCAAAAGCACTTATAACGCCCTATATATTAGATAAAGACGGTAAACCGTTAACCGCCTTACAGCTTGATAGCAAAGATTCAAACGCGAAGGTGAACGCTCACAAAGTTTTTCAGGAATTTAACACGGATGAAAAAAACGAGATACGTGAATTAATTTTTGGGGGCACACTCACCAGTTCGCCCGGTAAATTTGGCACCAAAGGCCTGGGCGAAGTCCACCAGGACAAACTTGAAGTTACACTTAACGCCCGAAATGACGAGGGGTTAGACTTTTTAAACGATACAACAGATTTCAAGTGGAAACTAAAAAAGTTCTACCCCAATTTCCCGGAAAACTTACGCTTTGATACAAACCGGACAAAAGAGTACAAACTGGAAGAAATAAAAATGTTATCTGATTCGGTAACTGAAAACGGTTTGCAATTAACAAAACAGTTTTTTGTCAAATTTGGCCTTGAAGATGAAGACATTCAAGAGGGGCCGGCAAAGGTACCCGCCGGGGGCAACCCGTTCGAGAAAAAAGAAGATACAGAAATGAGGGTCGAAATAGAAAAACCCACCTATGGTTTTTTTAGTGGCTTAAAAAAAAAAAATTACTAGCAACCAATAAAATAATTTTAGGCCGCGATTACACCCACCTTAAAACGAAGCCTAAAAAGTATGTGCCACAGTCAATTAAAGATGATAAAATTGAATGGGCTTGGAACAAACCTAAAAAAACCCTGGTACATTTAGCTTCTTATTTTGGTTATAACAAACTTTTTGGCGAACAGCTCGTAGAAAACACAGAAATCAAAGAAACATTTGCAGCGTTTGAAAGTACCGCCTGGTTTGAAAGGCTTACTTTGAACGTGGCGCAATTCTCTTGTGCAAAAGATATTGCAGAATCAAAAGCCCTGCAAACGTTAGCACTTGAAGCAAAAAGTTTTACAGATTTCAAAGAACAAGCCGAAAAAATAGTAAATTTGAACCGTGACACCTGGCTACGGGTCGAAATGGATTCGGTCAAACGTGGCGCGGTTATGGGCGAGGCGTTTAGGTCGATGCAAAAAGACGCTGACCTGTACCCATATTGGCAGTATTCGGGCGAAGTAGATGATAGGGAAAGGAGTGAACACCTTGCACTTGAAGGGCTTGTCTTTAAAATTGGCGATCCTGAAGGTGACGCGTGTTACCCGCCCAATGATTTTAATTGTAGGTGCCGCGGTGTGCCTATTGATAAACAAGAATTAAATGAAAGCGGTAAAGAGGTTACCAAGGGCGAAGATATTTTAGACGAGGATGATAAACAAACAGGGGAGCCATATATTGACGAGAAATTCAGGTATTGTCCAGCTGACCAGACCCTACCCAATACGGGCGGTTATTTTGAAGTTTTTTCAAACATTAACAAGCTTAATTATGAAGACTTTGAATGATACAAAACCCTCTATGCACGAATTTTTGGCCGTTACCGATGGATGGCGAAAAGATTTTCATGTTGATAAATTGGGTGTTATCGTATTCCAAAACAAAGAAATGTTAACTAACGTTCGTTTTACAAATCAGAGTTTTCATGCAATTGCAAAACATAGCCGTGGGGTTGAAAACCTGCCTTTGGCCATTCAAACGCCCTCTGAGATCTGGTCATATTGGGGCGATGTTCAGCAAAGTATCACCATGCGCAATTATATTTTATTTGGTTCAAATATCACCTATATTTGTACTACCAAAGACGGTGTTATAACCGATGCACAAGGGGTAACACCTTCGCGGGCAAATTCATTTCGCAAAGGGTTACTTTTATGGAAGGCCTCAGGATAAAATTTGAACTTTTAAACAAGGCAGTTGAGATTTTGCCTTATGAAGTTGAATTTTTAGTATCCAAAGACAATTATCAAATCTTATTGGACGTTTCTCAAATCGACCTTGAGAACTTAATAAAAATGACCAAAGAAATAAAAGTTTGACATACTTTATAATAGTTGTAATATTATACTGTCATGGAATCACTTTTCACGCTAATATCAAAGTTTCGGGCAAAACGAAACGCACTTTCAAAGGTTCATGACGCTTTACCCCGTATCATGGGCGAGGTATGTATAAAAATCATAAAAACCAATTTTGTTAAATCAAACCCCCAGAACTGGGCACCACGTAAAGAGGCAACAAACAAAGCATATGCCTATGGTAGGGGCAAAACAGGCAAAAGCGCATTAAAAGGCTCTGTTTTCAATGCCTCAAACCCAATTTTAAAACAAACCGGTAACTTACGCGATTCAAATACTTACCAAGTAAGTGGTAAAAGTGTAGAAATTGGGGTATTTCCGAACTCACCAAAGAAAAACGAAGCCGGACAGGCCGCCCACTCGTATGCAAAACATCTCAACGAAGGGGGCACGGGCAAATGGGGGAAAAATACGACTTACACCGTGGCACGTAAGTTTATACCCAAACCGGGCGAACCACCAACCGCGCCAATGGTTGAGGGTATTAAGAAAAAATATGATTACGAGGTAAATACAATTTATAAAGAATGGCAAAAATGAAAGAAACTGATATTCAACGCAGGCTTTTAAATGTTGACATTTTTGTAAAATGCCCAACATGCAAAGGCACCGGTATTGACCCAAGCCAAAACCTTTATTCCCTTTATGAGAACGAATGCGGGACGTGCAAAGGCACCGGCCACGTCCGCCACCTTCATAACCCCGAAAACATGATAAAACGTAAAAAAACTTTATTATGACCTCGAGCGCGATAGTTTCAGCAGTCCTAAAAGAGATAAAATATTTTCTTGACAATGAAGGGACTTACCTTTTTGATACCCAATTAGAGCCAGACAAACTTTATGCTTTGCCCCTTATTATTTTTGACCTTGGTGAAGCTTCCGAGTCTGCCCGGTTGCCTGGCAATGGCATTACGCGGCTTGATTATGATTTATCTTTCAGGGTGTACAATTTTGAGGCGAATGCGTTTGATTCTGATGATAGCGGTTATTCGGCCAGTTTGATAGATTGGTTTGATAATATACGCCAACATTTTGAAAATGAAGTTTGGCTAACGGCAGATATAACCAATTTAACAACAAATTATGCTTTTAGAATGGAATTTCAAGGAATGAACAAGGCTGAACCGATATTACAAAATGAAAACCTGGTGTTAGGCTATAAGTTTAATTTTGCCTCAATATCGGTTGACCAAGTAACAAGTTCATATGTTGACATGGTTGAAAATGCTTTTAACGCAACTGGTACAGTTGTTTTTGTTGGTGTTTGAACATGAAAACCCACATAGGCCTTTTTTCTGGTATTGGTGGTTTTGAACTTGCCGCAAGGTGGGCAGAGTTTAATACCATTGCCATGTGCGAAATTGATGAGTTTTGTCAAAGCGTGTTAAAATATCATTTTCCAAACGTTGAGTTATATGGCGACATACGAGCAACAGACTTTACAGTTTACAGGGGACAATGTGACGTTATTACAGGGGGTTTCCCCTGCCAACCTTTCAGTATTGCAGGAAAAAGAAAGGGCACAGCAGACAACCGCTTTCTTTGGCCTGAAATGTTACGGGCAATATCAGAAATTAAGCCCTCATGGGTCATCGCTGAAAATGTTTACGGGCTTGTTACTCAACAAAAAGGACTGGTATTCGAGCGTGTGCTCACTGACTTGGAAGCTTTGGGGTACGAAGCACAAACGTTTATTGTTCCAGCTTGTGCCAAAGGCGCGCCCCACCGAAGGGACAGGGTTTGGGTTATTGGCCACGCCCAACACAATGGACTTAATGCCGCCAAAGACACAGGCAGCGGTAATAAAAGAGGCAACCATAACAAGGCTGGGACGAAAGAAATTTTCAAATTTGAGGGACCAGGTAGCTTACGGGGTATTATTGCCAACACCAACGGTAAACGACATGAAAAATTCGACATTGCCACCTTGCGAAATAAACCGGGGTTCGTTGCCGGGATATCTTCTGACCATTGGGAAAACTGGCCAACTCAACCCCCTGTTTGTAACCGAGATGATGGGCTATCCAACCGATTGGTTAACATTGCCTTTTCAAAATGGCGCAACCAAAGTATAAAAGCAATGGGAAATGCTATTGTGCCACAAGTAGCTTATGATTTCTTTTCAATTATAAATATGGTTGATTGTTAATTTTTTGTTTTTTCAAAATTTACCTTATATTTGTTTAAAAGTAAATAATTTTAACTAATCAAATTAAGGTATGAAAACCCAGTTACTTAAAAGAAAACCATTTATTTATTTATTGTCTTTAGTGTTTCTATTTGCCTCTTGTAAAAAAGAGGCGAACACATCACAGAATGACCTTCGAGATGCGGTATCAAATTCAGAAGCTTTAAATGTTGGGGGTATTGTCGCGCAAAAAATATTTGCAAGTAAAAACATGCCCCTTAAATCAACAAACGCCACAGAGGCAATTGATGGGATGTTCCCAGTTGGAGAGGATACATGTATGTATGTTATCAATTACAAAGGGCATAATGGGTTTGTGGTGTTATCCGGTGATAAATCATCAGCACCTGTTATTATGTATTCAGAAACAGGGACATTGAACCCGGATAGCGTATCAGATGCATGTTCCGCATGGATAGGACAAAGCAGGTCATATATTAAGTACAATATTAGGAACCTTTCCAAGACAAAGAAAGCACAAATGAAAAAGGTTTGGGGCGATCTTTTATCTGGCCAAACTTATATGTTACCGTCAGAAAATTTAAAAAGTACAAGTGTCAAATCGGCACAAACTGTAACCCCACCCCCTGGTTATCCAAATCATATTGTTACTTCACTAACTACAACAATTTGGCATCAACATTGGCCTTATAATGCAAATGTTCCCTTGAATTGTGGTTTAGAAAATGCCCCAGCCGGATGTGTTGCCATTGCAATGGCGCAGATAATGAAGTATTGGAAATATCCTGCTAAATATAACTGGAGTTCAATGGCAGATGATGCAGGTATTGGCACTGATAATACAGATTTAGCAAAAATGATATTAGATGTTGGTACATCAGTAAATATAATCTATGGTTGTGATGGTTCCAACGCCCTAGGAACTAGTATAATTCCAGCCTTAGTTAATACTTTTGGCTATTCCAGTAGTGCAATATATTCAGGTTATGATTTTTACAAAGTAGTAGATAATCTAAATCAAAATTGGCCTGTTATAATGACCGGATTTATCGGATCTTATAATTATTACACAGGTATTTGGCCTTTTCGAAATATACACACCTATTATACAGGGGGCCATGCCTGGGTGTGCAGTGGTTATCTTATGTTAAGAACGACTGTTAACGGAACGGCTGGTGAGCTTGATTATCTTTGGATGAACTGGGGCCACCAGAATGCAAGTAGTAACAATGGTTGGTGCTTAAATACAGGTGTTAACTTTACAGAGGGGTATTATAATAATACTTTCCAATATTGTTTGAACACAGTTTATAATATTCACCCTTAAATATTTAAATATGAAAATTATATCAATTACATTCCTTGCTTTGGTTACATTTTTTTATGGGTGTAAGAAAGATAATATTGTAAAAGGAAATTATGATTGTGTACATTACGTAAGGTCTGGTGGCAATGTCATTGATTTTAAAGTATACCCAACAGATAATACAGATTCTGTAAAGATAGTTATGAGTTCCTATGATAATCGTGATACAACGCTACAATTTATTTTAGTGGACACTAATAATAATTCAGCTTTTTCAATGTTTCACAAAGCAATTAATAGTCAAGCGCAAATAAATGGAAATTATAAACAATCATCTTTATTGTCCGGTGAATGGGTTTATATTTACGCTGTTGCCAATGGCAAGGAAACAGAAATTACCAATAATGACCTTCGAAATACATTGTTAAATTTTGAAACATTGGCCAGGGTTAAGATGAGTAAGTAAGAGAGTTTCATTATATATTTTTAAAAAGGCCGCTATTAGCGGCCTTTTTTATTTGTATCAAAACAATAAATTTTCACTTCCGTTTTATTCCGTTCGGAAATAACGGAAGTAAAAATTTCTCTGACTTTAAAAAGTTGAGTAAAGGGTAGTAAAAATAAAAAACCATTTTAATCAAAATGACCTTTATCATGCTTGTATAAGTAGATAATCCAAACTATAATTAAAAAAATAATTATCAGCATCATAATAGCAAAATTAAGCTCAATTATATCCATAATCAATTTTTTAAATAATTAAACCCGGTGCGTCCGGTCGGACGTCCGAAAATTAAATTTTATTTATAATATTATAATATAATATTAGGATGTAATATTATAATTATTGTAAATTTGCTCAAACTTTTCAACCTATGCCATACCCTAGTGAACACGCAGCACGTGTAGTTGATCCCGGAAAGTTTGAACCAGATTCATTTCGCCGTAAAAATATTACATCGGGCGTTGATATTATCATAGGCAAGCTTAAAGGGCAAGATACCACTACCACTCAATCGTACCGCTTCGATAAAGAAAAGTTTACCCCTGAACAGGCTAAAAAATGGCTCAAAGAACATGATATTGATTACATTCTTTTTGAACCGGCCATAAAAGGCGAGAAAACAAAAGAGTCACTTGCCGCTAGCACCAACGAGGCAAACGTTACCAAAAATTATATTAACTTTTCAAACGAGACGCCCAACGACCAAAACAGCATTATTCCCAATGAAACCTTAGACTTTACACGTTACAACTATAACCCGGTCATACTTCGCGACCACGAATGGAAATCTGTTGCCATAGGGATGATGCGGGACATACATTTCGATGGTACATCATGGAAAGGCCTCCCGGATTTTCATGGCCTGAACGAAGAAAGCAAATTAGCCAAAGCGATGTATGAAAAAGGCTATTTGTGCGCCGCTTCAATTGGTGGTGAAATGACCTTGCAGACAACGGGCGAAACTGAATGGAAAACAGACCCGCAAACAGGCCAAAGCGTCGAAATGCCTGTTATCTATCATGATGATAAAGGCTTCGCGCGTGCAACCAAGTTCACAGTTTTTGAGATATCATTTCCAACACTTCCCTCAAATTATAAAGCCGTTACTGACGAAGCCCTTAAAAATGGTATCATGGAATCATCGCGCAAGCTGGGCACAAAAGTATTTTCAGCCCAGGAAATAGAGGGCGTTTATTCATCTCTTACCAAGTTATCAATTAAGCTTTTAGAATCAAATAACAATCAAAACTCAAATCAAATGGCAGACGAACAAGAAGTTACGAAAACTGCCGCTGAAAAACCTGTTAAGAGTGCTGCAAAGCCTGTTGAACAAGATACAACAGCGCAGACGGACAAAGATAACAGTAACCATGTTATTCTTAGTGCCGGTGAAAAAGACCTACCTGGCTTTTTGAAAAATATTATTAAGAAAAACGGCCTTTTTACCGCTCTTTTTGGTAATGCTGGCGGGGTAGACTATAAAAAACCTGACGATGATGATTATCCACAGACCCTCAAACCCAAAGGCAAAGGCGATCTAACCGACCAGCCCCAAACCGTTGGCAAGATGAGCGCAGAGGCAGCCAAAAAACGCGCTGAAGAAGCCGTCAAAGCCGCTAAAGAGGCCAAGGCCAGAATGGAAGAAGAAGACGACGACGAAAAGAAAGTAAAATTCAAAGAAAAATACGAAGAAGCTTGCAAACGTGCTGAAGAAGCCTGTGAAGAAGCTGAAGAAGAAGCCAAAAAAGAGGCCGGTGAAGAAGCTGAAGAAGCCGCCAAAAAAGAAGCCAAAAAACGTGCTGAAGAAGCCGCTAAAAAAGAAGCCGACGAAGAAGCTGAAGAAACAGCCAAGAAAGAGGCCAAAGTAAAGGCCGAAGAATCGGCAAAATCAAAACAAACATTTAGCGTTAAACCGCTCCGGGCAACTCAGGCCGAACTTGCAGCCCTGCAAATGGCACCTGCCCCGCAGCACATACAAAAAATACAAATGAACGCAGGCACAACCTTCACAAAATTGTGCGCCGATAAGAAAGAAGGCGAACGCATACTTGGCAGGATTTTTAACGGTGGCCAAAAAGAAAACGGCACGGCAAATATAACTGATTACGCAGTAGTACTGAGTACTATCCTGAACGATCCTAAATACGCACCAATTATAAAACAATTGCGTTGTATTCCATCTTTATCGATGGATCATTTTACAGAACAGCGCAATTTTGTAAATGCAAACCCTAATTCGAAAGTGGGTTTTTCAGCCGAACAAATGATGAGTCGTTTATCAACAGGCCAAACTCTTGGGATGGATAAACTTTCAACAGGAGTGACCATGAAAACGACCCTGTCCACTGCATCAGCATTTAATTCTTTAGATACTACAGCGGTTGAATGGCTTACACTTGTTCTTTTCAAACTTTTTCCATCGGAAGACTGGAAAAACGAAATACCAATTTTCGGGGCAGAAAATACAGGCCGTAACCTTGGGATCATTTGGACAAACATACTGGCAAACGCCACTATTTATAGGGGCACAAACCCGGCACCAGCCACAAATTACGGGCCATATTCTGACCAATCGGTTGGGATGGCATTAATCCCATATTGGCAGGCACCTACTTTGTGGCAACCACTGAGTATGCACCAATTACGTTACGATCAAATGGGCACTGGTTGGATTCAAAACCTTGCAAGTTTAAACGCCCAAATTGGTGATGACCTTATATATACACTTGTTGCAGGTTTGTACGCCAATCAACCGCTAAACATTGTTTACACTGGTGGCTGGCAGAACGCACAGCCCGCAGCAAGCCAAACATTCACAATACCAGGCAGCGGCTCGAAATTCGTTTTTAACCCTTCTTTTACCGGTACATTGGTTAAACCAGGGATGAACGACGTGTTTGCAATCGAAGAACTGTTCATGCAACAGAATTACGATTTACCGCGTGAACGCCCTGTATTGGTGGCTGATTCTGCAATGATCCGCTACATGAAATCTGACCCACAAACTCAGAGCATGTTAACAAAATGGGTCAATGAGTCCGGCGCAGAACTGGAAAAAATATCCCATACCCTTATACATGAACGTTCAAGGGTTGCCGCTTTTGACCCAGCCTCTTTAACAGTATTGGACACTCATGGTACTGGTGTTATGATCCCGGCTACCACACTTTCCGCCGGTTTAGCCTTTGTGGCCTCTCAGGTTGGTATTGGGCTTGGTTTAATTGACGTGTTCATGATCCAAGACCCAAATAACTATGGGTATAAGATGTCCATTGATCTTCGTATCAACGCCCGCGCACTGCGTAACGATTATACAGGGGTTGCAATGTATACCTATAACACCGGTGGCGGACAATAATCATAAAGGGCGGTGAAATACCCGCCCACTTTTTAACCTTTAAAATAAATCATATGAAAAAGTTAATATCTATCATATTTCTAACGGCTTTTGTGATAAGTACTTTTGCACAATTGCCCGTTGCAAGTAAAGTTAAAACTTTGGGGACGGTACAGGCCAACGGGATAACCGTTGCCATTAACCCTTCGTTGTCAGACACATTAAAAAGCAATGACACGCTGTTTTACAAGATACCAGTTAGTCATTCAAACATAGGTTATCCCTATATATCCCAACTCTATAAAAGGGCAGCGGGTGCCGATACCTCAGTAGTGACCATTACTTTTTGGCAATCTGTGGATGGTATCCATAATTGGGTGCCGATAAAGGCCGGAAGTTCGCCAAGTGCCTTTTCTGTTTCATTGACAAAAGCTGTTCAATTAGCCGGTAAAATTGAAATTGATTTCTGGCAAAACATAGTTTGGTTTCAAAGCTCATACTTAGGTATCCGATATGTAGCCACAACGGTTTCAGGCTTTAAAGGTATTTATTACGGCTCTGTACGATTTAACCAAGACTAACCATGGCTACCATCTTTAACATTAACCCTACGCACGTTAAATACGTGCAAACGCTCCTAAAACAAAAGGATATTGTCATAATACATGGTGATGGTGCGATTTTCGCCTCAAACAACGATGAGATATACGGCCCTTACGTGGACGATGAAACCGGGCAACTGGTTACAAAAGTCAATGCTGTATACGGCTCTAACCACCATAAAATTTTCAATTCCGGGTACAAGGAAACCGAAGCAACCGCGCGGGGGGGTTATCGTGCCATTTATAAACGGGGCGATGGGCCACCGCAAAGCGTTGAAGACATTGAAAAAGCATTTTATCTACAGGCGAACCGCGATTTAGTGGAATCCACCACGGCCAAACCTGTTATTTACTCGAATGTTTTTTCAATTGACGAACCTATCCAAACGCCTGAAAGTAAAAAAGGCCGCCCGCCAAAAACTGATAAAACAGAATAACAATGAGACATACCATAACCACAACCGTTATTAATTCACCAACCGGCGTGCCTGGTTCTTCGGATGGTGTTATGATGATGGTTATCAAAGGGGTAGCAACAACAACGGGCACAACGCCCTTGGTGCTCGATACCGCCTATTTAGGGTCAAAATTGACTGATTTTACAACCGGCTTGGGCATTACCAAAGATTATGATTATACGAATTCACTTTCTGTTTACCAACAGGTAAGCGAGTTTTATGATGAGTCTGGTGATGGTGCCTATCTTTGGCTCGTTGTAACGGCAACGGCAACCGTTTACGCGACGTATTGCGCCAGTTCGACCTTTAAGAACCTTATCCGGGGCACCATGTTAACGGATGCCACCAAACGCGCCAAAATGGTAGGGGTTGCCTATAACCCGCCAACGACAACGCAAAGCGCAACCGATTTTGACACCGACGCGCTGGCAACGTTACCAGTTTTACAGGCAACACAAACAGCTTTGTTCCCGGAAGGGTATAGTTATAGCAACCTTCTTGACGGGCGCAATATGTCATCTACGGCCACGGCAAACACGCTGCAAAGCATGGCCACAAAATTGGCCCCTTCGGTTTCCTTTGTTATCACAGGTTCAAAACCTAACGGTGTGGCCGCCATTGGTGCCGCCCTTGGGCGTTTTGCGCGTATAACCATAGGCCACGGGTTTGGCGAAGTTGACGACGGGCCAATAAGCCTATCAACAGCTTATTTAACCAACGGGGTAGCCGTCCCAATCCTTGGGGCAACCATTGCCCAGGGCACTTCGTTAACAGCCGGTCATTCGTACATGGTTATCTTAGGGCCGGTGACCTATAACGGAAATGTTTATTCTTTTGGTGATATATTCCTTGTTATTTCCGGTACACTTGGTTTTTCTGGCACAGGGACAACGGTTGTTGATTTAATAACCACGGGCACTGTTGTTGTTGGCCATACGTATATGGTACTTGCCGGGCCAATCACATACAATTCTTTGGTATATGCCACCGGGGCAACGTTCACCGCTATAACAAGCTTTACAACCTTTACAGGGGGCGTGGTATTTGAATATACTTCGCAGGACGTGACCAAGATTTTAAGCACTGACATAAACACTTTGGGCGATAAACAATATATGTTTAACCGCACATGGTTTGGTCAATCTGGTTTGTTCTGGAACGATGGGGCCACGTGTGACCTTGCCACCAAGCCGTTATCAACACAAGAGTTTAACCGGGTAGCTAACGCGCTTAGTGCCGACCTGCTTGCGTTTTTAACTTTGCTCATGGGAAAAAATGTACCTATTGACCCAAAAACAAACGCGGTTGCACTCTCGTTCACCAAAGCCAAAGAACAGGATTTTCAAGCTGAATACATCGACCCTTTGACCATACCTGTTGCACCGGCCACTGTGGGCGATATCTCCAGCGGTTCACTTGCCCTTTCCGGGGTCAAAGTAAGCGCAAATACTGTAAATTGGCTTTATACCCTTACAATCAATGGTACGCCAATTACCGGCAGTGCTACGGGCACCGTTCAATTTGTTTAAAACATTAACATTATGAATTTAAATTCATTGATATTCACCTCCAGCGACTACAAAATAGCTTTGTCGGTCAATGGAATAACGGTTCCTTTAAATATTGTCGAATCTATTGACTATTCTGCAAAAAAGGAATCTGAATACATCCACGTGATTGGTACAGACGAGCCACAAGGCCTAAAAACAAATACGTCCACGTATCCCGGCAAGATCACAATTGAAGCGGGCGAACTGGAATTGTTTTTATTGTCTTTGGGTTACGTTTTTGCCCATCAAATCACCGGTGCCACTATTTCAGTTGTTACCTTTAAAGGTGACCTTCTGAAGATATTTAAAAACTGTGTTTTTACCTCTCATGACGGGGCTGTAAAGGCAAAGGACAAACGATCGCTTATCACGCTAACTTTTGAATCAATGGGGGCAGCCGGAATATGAACACATTTGAAAAAGAGGTTACATGGGGCACGTGGCAGGTTAACCCTGAAACGGATAAAATGGAAGAAATCGAAAAAACCAAAATCTTAACATTTAAAGAATTTGATTTTTACGATAAGCCACAACACGACTACCATTTTAAAATTGGGGCATTGCCAGACCATATGTTTAAAACTGAGAATGATTATTTAATAACGCCAGCTTTTATAAAGGAATTAACAGTCGATTTTATTAATACCCTTTTGGTTATACCAGATGCAAATATTATCAAACCAGGAGATTTTAACGTAACTGATAAAATTGAACTTTTAACTAATTCACAATCTTTGTTCATACTTGGCGACCAATTATTTAAAGAAAAAATAACCCCTTTTTTTTTGAGGTTCAGGAAGCTTACGAAATAATAAATAACGATAGCGAACAAGCGGTTAAAAATCTTATAGCCCGAAACGCAGTTTTTTATAAAAAAACGATGTTCCGGGCTTTTTTAGGGCTTACAAAAAAAGAATGTAAAAACATGACAATGGGCGAATTTTTAGATTATACGGTTGTCTTAGATGATGTTTTACGGATTTGGCACGCCCCCTTTATGGATCATAACAACTAAAAAATGGCTGTTTACGGTTTTAAACTCGATGTCGAAGGCAATGCTGTACATCAAATTGAAAGCATTGAACATAAATTAACTGATTTATCCCATAAATCACATGAGGCACAATCAGCCATAGGCAAGCATTTTGAAGGCATGGGCGAAAAAGTCAAAGAGTTTGGCCTTGATATGAAAAGTTTAGCGATTGGCGGGCTTGGTATAGGTGCGTTAATGGGGGCGGGCGAATTTGCCAAGGATTCACTAGAGGCTTTTGATAAATATGAAGAAGGTGTTGCTAAAGTTGAAGCTGTTTTAAAATCTACAGGGCACGCCGCCGGGTTAACAATTGAAGAACTTCAAGAAGGGGCACAAAAATTAAGTAGCCAAACATTATTTGGCCGTTCAGCGATTATGGACGCCCAAAGCATGTTATTGACTTTTACCCAAGTTAGGGGTGAGATTTTTAATAAAGCAATTCCGGCGGTTGCCGACTTTGCTACCCGGTTTAAAATGGACATGCCAGCCGCGGCCAATATGTTGGGCAAGGCACTAAACGACCCGCTCAAAGGTATGACCCGTTTACAACGTCAGGGTGTTGTTTTCTCTGAACAACAAAAGAAAACAATTACAGATTTTATGGCAACCGGTCAAATAGCAAAAGCCCAGCAAGTTATATTAACAGAATTGGGCACTGAGTTTGGCGGCCTTGCCAAAGCAATGGCCAAAACGGATGCCGGTAAAATTAAAATGGCTCAAAAAGCCCTTAATGAAATGAAGTTGACCATTGGCGAATTAATAAGCAAAGGCCTGGTTAAATTAACCCCGCTCATTGAAGGTTTAGGGGGATTGTTTCATAAAGTATTTGGAAAAGATTTATCTAAAGACATGGAAGAATCAAGACTTAAGATGAATGATCTTTTTGAAACTTTAAAAACTGGCAATTTATCACTTGATGAACGAAGAAGTATAATTGATCAAATAAATACCGAATATGGCCCTTATCTTAAATCATTGATTACAGAAAAAATGACCACCGAAGACCTTGCCACTGCGCAAAGTTATTCAAATGATCAAATGATAAAAAAGATTGAGATACAAGTTAAAGATGAGGCAATTAAAAAAATAATGGCTGAATATTCAAAATTAGAAGTTCAGCATCTTGAAAAAAGTACAGCATTAAATAAAGCAAAAAGAGAAGCTGAAGAAAGTGCAAAGAGGACGCAATATACTTTAGCACATGCAAATCAATATAC